GAGAATAAGTGCAAACACATCAGGAGAATTAGGTATAGGAACATATAGTTCTGGAAGTTGGGTGAATGCTATCCAATTTAATTCAGATGCACATATTAAAACACCTTTAAAATTATCTGAAGATAGTGGTGCAACTTCAATAGAGCTTATTCCAGCAAGCGGTCAAGCAAGTGAAGTAAAATTTTTCCAAGATGATGGATCAACACAAGATGCAAGAATATTCGCACCAGAAGGAGCACAAGATTTAGCATTTGAGGCTGGTACTACTGAAATGATGCGAATAACTACAACTGCAGTTGGGATTGGAGTTACACCAGAAGCTGACTGGCTTTCTACAAGAACAGCATTACAAATAGGTGGCTCAGGTGCAATTTTTGGAGCAACTTCCGCTGGTGCTGGTGGTACTCTTAACGTTGGACAGAATGTATATTTTCATAGCGGGGGTAGTTATAGAAGGATTGATGAAGATGAAGTTACTATGTTTACGCAAAGAGATGGTACGCACATTTTTAGGGTTGCTGGAAGTAGTACAGATAATTCAACTATAAGTTTTACAGATGTAGCAAAATTTGATATAAATTCTAGAATCTCACTAAGTAGTAATGATAGTGGTGGCACAGGGGGGGCAGATAGCACAAGTGCAAATACAGTATTTGGTTATTTAGCTGGAACTATTGACTCAGGTTCAGTTAGAAATACTTTTATTGGGCATAAAGCTGGCTTTGGTACATTATCAGATGCAACAGATAATACTTGCATTGGACATGGAACAGGAATAGAACTGAGTTCTGGTGATAATAATGTTCTGATTGGGAGTTATTCGGGTTACAATATAAATTCGGGGAGCGATAATGTTAGCATTGGAAAATCAGCGGGTAATGCTTTCAATAGCAATAAGATTGTTGCTGTTGGCACAAGTGCATTAGCATCAATTAATGATGCAAATTGTGATGGAGCAGTTGCCATAGGTCACAATGCCTTAACTTCTATGACTACTGCTGGAAAAATGACTGCTGTTGGTTATCATGCTGGAATGTCTATTGTTTCAACTGCATCAAACGTAGGTAGTTGTACTTTTGTAGGATATAAAGCTGGAGAACTTTGTACAGGTAGGCAGAACACCTTAATCGGAGCAGATGCTGGTATTGAATTAGCAACTGGAATTTCTAATGTAGCGATTGGTACAGGGGCAATGAAAAATGCAGATGGTGCTGAAAGTAATAATATCTGTATAGGAGTTGAAGCTGGAAGAACATTAGACGGAGATAGCACTTCTGGAAACACTATTGTTGGACAAGATGCTAATGCAAGTAGTGCTGGAGCAGTAAATCAAACTGTATTAGGTCAAGGTGCAACGGGCGTAGAGGATAATTCAGTAACTCTTGGAAATGCAAGTGTGAATTATGTTTACGCATCAAGTGATCAGCAAGGAATTTTTGCTGGTGCTGGTTTGCAATTTCCAGCTACTCAAATTGCTCATGGCAATGTAAACACCTTAGATGATTATGAAGAAGGCGATCATACTGTTTCTGGAACAGATGATAGTGGAACATTTACTTTGAAAAGTGGTGGAGATACTTTGACCTACACAAAAATTGGTAGACAAGTAACTGTCGCTGGTGAGCTACAAATAAATGATCTTTCTTCGGCTGGAAGTGGTGGATTAAGGTTTAGTTTGCCTTTTGCAGTAGCAGACCAAACTGAAACGGGAGATAGGTTTGTTGGAACTGTTCAGACAAGAAATGTTGATTATAGTGCAGACGTAGTAAGTGCGTGTGTAAAAGCAGTAGTAGGTACTCAATATTTTTATGTAGTTGAATTAAAGGATAATGCAATGGAGTCAGCTCTTGATGCTGGTTCATTTGCAACAAATGATGAAGTAACTGTAACATTAACATATTTTACATCTTAATTGGATAATTAAGTGGAATTAATAAGGAGTTAAAATGTCTTTAGAAAAAAAAGAAACATACGATTATGAAGTGCGTGGTAAATATAAAATCATTCAAGAACGCTGTAAAACGTCTATACTTGAAGATGGTCAAGAAATATCATTTTCTTATAAGAGAAAATCATTTAATCCAAGCACAGATATAAGTGCTGAGAGCGATGAATTAAAAGCATTAGCTAATACATTGTGGACAGATGAAGTAAAGTCAGCATGGGCAGATAAAGATTAACAAACAAGGAGTTAACAATGGCTAAAAAAGAAAAAGAAAAAAAGCCAGTTCTTAACTTTGATGACAAAGAATATGTTATTGAAGATATGACTGAAGAACAGAAAACAATGCTTAACCATATTAATGATTTGCAGAACAAAATAAACACTAATCAGTTTATGTCAGATCAGTTAACTATTGGTAAGCAAGCATTTGTTGAAATGTTGAGAAAATCATTGAACGAGGAAAAAGAAGAAAATTAATGATTATTAGGCAATGCGATCAAGGCTATGATGTTGTTATTCACTTAAATAATAAAAAGGGAATGACAAAGACTATTTCTTTTGTTGATGGTTCTATATCAACAATAAAATATCCAAATTCAAAAAAGTATTTTCTTTTAGTTGATGGTGAAATTGTAAAACGATCTGATTCTTTTGTTACAATAGAAGAAGAGTACATAAAAGAAGTTGCTAAAAAAACATCTACTGGTCGAGGTCGCATTGACATATCAAAGCATAAATTGTTAAACAATAGGGTAGTGGAAAGATGACTTATGAAGTTTATATTAATTGGGTATCAGATGCCAGTTACGAATTAGAATATGAATTTATAAATGAAGAATAAAATTAAAGGGGTAAATAGTGGATTTTATGGCAGTATATGGGGAAGCTGGGATGATAGGCGTTGTAGGAGCAATGTTTGTATATCTCGTAGTTTCTCTTTCCAATAAATCAGCAAAGCAACAAGAGACATTAGAAAATTTAAAAGTTGAAAATAAAGGGCAATCTGAAACATTAGAAAATATGGAAGGTATGATAATCAAACTTATTAATAGATGGAATCAGTCAGATGATAAATTAGATAGAAAGTTTGATGCCTTAACTAAAGAAGTCAATGACTTAGACAATCAAGTTTCTGAAATTAAAGGCTCACTATCACGAATAAATGGAAAACATTAATGGATAGCTTAAAAGTATCAACTGGAAGTTTTGGAAGTATGGCAATAGTCTTTATGGATTTACTGCCATACTTTTTAGGTATTACTATTGCAGTAATGAATATTATTTACTTGTATTATAAAATCATAAAAATAAAGGAATCATAATGGATTTTAAAAAAATGTTAATGGAAATGGCTGAAGAACAAGCTGAAAAAATGAAAGATGAGGCAATAAGCCAGATTGAGTCAGAGGAGTTTTCAGATATGTTAGCTACCAAACTAAATGAAAAAATTGATATTCCATTCGTAAGTGAAGAAAAAGAACAAGAATTTTTTGAAAAAGCAATGGATTTAATTACCGATGTTTTAGGCGGTTTTTTTAAGAAGTAATGGCTAGAAAGCGTGATCCAAGACTAGCTAGATATGGATTAAAGGGGTACAATAAACCGAAGCGTACCCCTAATCATCCTAAAAAATCCCATGTGGTACTTGCTAAAGTTGGCAGTAAAGTTAAACTTATTAGGTTTGGTCAACAGGGAGCTAAAACAGCAGGCAAACCAAAGAAAGGTGAGTCTGCTAGAATGAAAGCAAAACGAAAATCATTTAAAGCTAGGCATCGTAAAAACATTGCAAGAGGGAAAATGTCTGGTAGTTACTGGGCAAATAAGGTAAAGTGGTAATGGCTAGAAAAAGAAAAAAGTCAACAGTAAATAAAGCTGGTAACTATACAAAACCTACACTTAGAAAAAGACTTTTTTATCGTATTAAAGCTGGTAGTAAAGGGGGTAGAGCTGGACAATGGTCAGCAAGAAAAGCTCAAATGTTAGCTCGTGCATATAAAAAAGCTGGGGGAGGTTATAAATAGTGGCTTTAAAAAAATCACAAAAAAGTTTAAAGAAGTGGACAAAGCAAGAATGGGGGTACGTTACAAAAGGTGACGAAAAAAAACCAAGAAGTAAGAGAGGGCGTTATCTACCTAAGTCAGTTAGGAAACGTCTTAGTGCAAGTGAAAAGGCTTATACCAACAGACAAAAAAGAAAAGCATCTGCAAAAGGTAAGCAACGAGCAAAGTATAGTAAAAAAGTAAGAAAAAGAGTAAGGAGAGCATAATGCCAAAAGGAAAGGGATATGGCTTTGGAAAAGCTAAGCCAAAGAAAAAACGTAAAATGATAAAGAAAGGTAAGAAGAAATAATGTATAAGTTTGGCAAACGGAGTCGAGAAAGACTCAGAGGGGTAGACTCTAGGTTAGTAAATGTATTAAATGAATTAATTAAAATGATGGATGTAACTATTATTGAAGGACTCCGTTCTGCTGAACGCCAAGAAGAGCTTTTGGCAAAAGGTGCTACTAAAGTTAAATACTCTAAACACATGGAAGGAAAAGCAGTTGATTTAGCTCCTTATCCTATAGACTGGAAAAATAGAGATGGATTTTATTACATGGGTGGCATGATTCGTGGAATAGCAAAACAAATGGGTATTAATATTCGGTTTGGCGGAGATTGGGATAGTGATGGAGATACAAAAGATAATTCATTTGATGATTTAGTTCATGTAGAAATAAAAGAGTAAAAATTGTTAAACATTTAACAATTTACTATTGCATTAAAAACATTAGAAGATTAAGTTAGGAACAATATGGCGTACTGCACAAATAGAGATTTAAAAGATGTTTACCCATCAATAGACGAATTTGATACCAAAACTGCTTTATATGGGTTTGTAGTAGATTCTGGAAGTAGGTATAAAGCACATAACGTTGGATTAGTTACCCAGCTTTTTGCAAATGGTAAAAATTTAGGGGCAGTACAATCAGACGTATCAAGTGTAGATGCAAACGATGAATGGTACTATGACGACACTAATGATATAGTGTATTATTATAATAGTGCTACAAATCCAAATGATATGCTGATTGAATCTGGAGATGATTGGGATACATTGAGAACACGCTATATATCTAATGCCGAAAAATACCTTGATTCTAGGTTAGATGGCAAACTGCCCCGAAAACAGTTCAAAGATAAAGATGGTAATTACGATTATTCTATTGTAAGGACAACTGCACTAATTGCTTGTTATTTTTTAATCAGGGCAAGCGATCCTACATCTGAAATAGGAAATGCTTTATTTGAAGAAGCAGAAAGAAACATACTATCACTTAATGATGGTAGCACTAAGTTATCTTGGCAAGTCTCAGGTGACTCAAGTAAGGGTGTTATTAGGCAAGTTTCTGTAAGTGGTGCTGTAAATCTTGTGGATACTAGAGGGCATTACTTTGATGTTTACGATAGGGTAGGAGTTAAGATTACTACTGCTGGTGCATTAGGTACAGCTAAGTACTCTGTTTGGCAAAAAGATGCTGATAACTTAGGTGCAGAGCGAATGAATAATGGAGAAACAGCAGACTATTCAGATACAATTAATGGACAATATCAGCCACTAGCAAATGATGTTTATGTTAGATTTGCTGGTGATACAGCAGATACAGCTACATTAAATGACAAATGGGAAATAGAATTTTTTGGCAAGAATGAATCAGTAGATGATGCTGGTATGCCATATTCAATTAGGATGACCAGAACCTAATGGCAATTACATTTACTAATATCTGGGAAACAAAAATTTTGGATACTATACGCTCTTTTCTTAATGAAGAGTTTGCTGGTAGTATCCCAGTATATACAGGAAATTTTAAGGATATGGGCAATCAGTCTATACGCCTTAATCCAGTAGGAAGTAATTTATTAGAATATAATGCTAGTTCAGAAACTAGAGAATATATATTAGATGTATCTTATACAT